TTGGCGTGTTGTATTTTCAATCGCATCTATATCCATTATTTTGCTCCTTCAAGTTTAACTATTTCTTTACCTACTCTTTTAAGCCACTCTTCTTGTGACATACCGTAAGGTTTTAAATTACTCTTTACGGAAGCATGGTTAGAACTAATTTTAATACCGCTTTTCTTCCCTTGTGTTCCTTGGCGACTTCCTGAGGAAGCAGAAGCTACTCGTTGCACAGTTGAGTTGGCTTCTTTTGATACGCCGCTAGGCTCTGCCTGTAAATCAGGATAAACCTTTTGTAACCTTTTGTCTAATTCTTCGTAGTATTCAGTTTCAGTACCATCATAGCCTTCACTCAATAAGTCTTCATGAATACCCATAGCAGTGTAGGTTTTGACTCTATCTTTTTGAAACCAGTCATTTTTTTCTGACCATTCTACTGCTTTAGCATCAGGCTTAGGTTTATCATACACTTCTTGTGTAGTATTTGGTACATTTTGTTCAACAATTGTCGCATTTTGTTGTTGTGTTTCTAGCTGAACTTTTGCCAATCTAACTCTTTCTTCTTCTAAGGCCACTTTGTTGAGTAGTTCAACGCTTTTGACTTCTAAATCAGGGTCATTAGTTTCTCTAGCTTTTCTATATAAATCTTCAGCTTGTTGTCTTTGTGAGTTAACTCTGTTCTCATATTCTTCTGTGTAGTTTTTATCTAACACAGTAGCTCTGTTTTTTACTGATGCGTAATCATTGGACAACTTAGCATATTTAGATTCAGCCTCTTCGGCTCTCATTTCTGCTTGTCTTATTTTATCATTAAGCTTGTTAATTCTTTTTGATACGCCTCTTGTGTACTTATCAAGTTCATCGTCACCACCTGAGTTGGTATCGACTGCTTCTGTTTCGCTTGCACTTTCTGTTGTTTCTACAACATCAACAACAAGCTCTTCTTCAGCTTGAACCTGATTATCTTGGTTTATTTCGCTCATATAATTACTCCTTATACTGAAACAATGTCATCAGGGTTTAAAATTGTGGCTATGACCTCATCATCATTAATAATTCTGACTTCGCTTTCATCAGCCAACCTAAACCTAGAGCCTGCATATCTACCTATCATTATCCAATCGCCTTTTTTACACCACACAGACGAAAATCTTTTTTTATCTGCGTAAGCATCAGGACCAACTGCAACAACGTAAGCAACAACAGTCGCTAGGGTTTCTCTATCAATGGTTTCTTTAACCAATTGTATGCCACCTTCTGATACTCCCTTACCTCGATAAGGCAACACCAGTAAACGCCAACCCGTAGGTTGTGGCATGCGTTCTAAAATACTTTTATCTAATAAAGTAGGGTCAAGCACTCTCTTGTCCTCTTCTACAAATGCTTTGTCTAAATTTATGTTCTCTTCAGCAGACCGTTCTTCTACGGCGTTTTGTGACTCACTCATCGTTGTAATCTCCTTTTTCATGTAAGTGTTCTTTTATCTTATCATGAATATACGATAATGAAGATATTTCGCCCATTAAAAATTGATATTTTTCCATATCTTTGATGCCACCTGTCATTAATATGGTTTTTATCTGCTCCTCTCTTTCATTCAAATCTTTACGAATTGCATGAATAAAATCATACATGTCCATAATTTAGAATATTCCGCTAAAGTTATTACCTCTTAAAGCAGCACCTTTACCTCTGCTTTTACCTTTACCATATCCGGGATTGTGCTTATTGTCAGCCTTTACCTTTTTAGGTTGAGACAAGGGTATAGAGCCTTGTCCTTTTATAGTAATTGAAGTTTTCGCTTTCATAATTTACTCCTTGCTTTTTGTAGTTTTTTTCTTAGTTGTTTTTTTCTTAGCTACTTTCTTTTTAGCTGGTGATTTTTTAGTTTTTGCTTTAACAACAGTCTTTACTTCTACAGTTGGCTCTGTCGTATTGGCCTCTTGTGCTTTTTCTTGTATTTTCTTTTCTTTGATTTGTTGTTTAATTTTTTCGTTTATTGAACTTGTCATTTATTCATCCTCGCTTGTAAGTCTATTAATTTTAATTCTGCTTGTTGCTCTAACCTTTGTTTTGCAATCTCATTTTTTTCATTCCCTATGTTAGCTTGCTGTTCTGCTTTTTGTTGTTGTATTTGTAATTCAGCGCTTTTTTCCATTGCATCTTGTTCTTCTTTTGCTACAAACTGCTCATTCTTCATATTAAGCTCTTTATCACGCAAACCTAGTTCTTGTTGTCTAATAGCAACAAGTGGGTCATCTTGTTGTGGCGGTTGTACCGATGCTAAAAATTCATTAGATAATTGTGCCAATATTGGCGCACTGAAACTTTCTATAATACTTTGTATTTGTTGTTGTAATGCCATTTGTGATTGTGGGTCTAATTGTTGCATTTGTTGTGCGGCACTTTGTATTTGTTGTTGAACCTCAGGTGGCATTTGTTGTTCTGCCATTTGATTAGCCATAAATTGTAAATGTTGCATTACATGAGCAATAATAATTGATTGTAATTGTGGGTTTGTTATGACAGCTTGCGTTAAAAATAAGCTTTTATGTGCTGCAACATGAGCTTCGTGATTTTGTTCAGGAAAGGCTTGTTGTGGTATGCCTTGTAGTAAACCGCTATTTTCTATACCAGCATCAATAGGCTTGGGTGTATTGTCTGCGGGTGGCATTAATAAACTATCTATGTTGTCTACACCTAGCGCTGCATACATTCTACGATATGCTTCATAAATACCTTGTGGACCGTGTAATTGTGGGTTTGATTGAACCATGGTAAGTAGTTCTTGTGCCATTATTACTCTTTGGCTCATAGAAAATATATTAGGGTCTGACACAGGAATTACATCTACTCTATTGTCAAAGTCTTCTATTTTAATTTCTCTAGGACCGCTTCCTGTTTCGTAAGGATATACAGGCGGTAAAAACTCTTGAAATATTCTTGCTAATATTTGAAATTCATTTTTTTGAGAATAATGTAGTCTTTTATGTATTGCACTCATTACTTTAGTGCCTTTTTCTAATAATGCGACAGTTGTTCCAACAGGCATAGCAGCATTAGAGTCACCAATATTCATATCTGCTATTGCAGCAAATCTTTTACCTGAATCAACCAAAAGACCTAATAATTGAAATAGTACGTTGCTTGGCTCTTTGTATGGCAAAGGCATTAATGAATCTCTTAGTGCGCCGCCCGGTGCATCTACATCTCTAAACTCACCCGGTTGTAAAGGCGATGCCTCATCTCTAATTCTTATACCACGTGTTTTAAATCCTGCTGGTAAGTTGCTTAATGTTCCAGCATCAATTAATTGTCTAAGTATTGAGGTTGATGCCTTCGATAAGCCACCAATCATGTGTGATAAACCTAGGCCATAAAAACCAAGTCCCGGTAAAAATTTATATTGCACAAAATAATTAATTTTATTTCTGAAAGTATCTTGTGGGTCATAATTTCTTCTTATAGATAATATTTTTTGCGAAGCATCATCAATGGTTATGATGTATGGTATTTTTAAACCTGTTGTTTCGCCCATGTCATTTACATCTTCAAAGCCTTCTATTTCTGCTACTGTATGTATTTCATAAAGTTTTCTTTGTTCGTCTTCTCCATAATCAGGCTCAACGCCTTGTATTTTGTCAATTTCTTTATCTATTTCATCACGCATTATACTATCGTATGGTTTTAACTCAGTATCAGCATAGAATCCTGATAATTGTAATTTTCTAACCTCGTTATTACTCATTGATACAACATGAGTGACTCTTTCTGCGGACAACAAATCAGTTGCGTTGTATGGAACCAATAAATCTTCTGCTGGTATAAACTTAGACATAGGCCTACCTTTCGCAGCATCGTAGTAAACTTTTTTAAATGCACTGCCTGAAAGTGGTAAATAAAACAAAAGTTGGTCTAAATCAGGGTCATATTCAGGCATTTCGTTCATGATGTAATAATTCATAAACTCACCTACTCTTTCTGCTTGCATTTCAGTATTAGCGTCTCTTTGCCCTATAACTTGCGTTTTAATAGGTCCTTGTGCTGGTAAAAGCTCTTTATACGCTTGTGCTTGAAATTGTGTAACAGCTTCTGACAATATTGGGTGTATGACACCACTAGAACCCTCAAAAGGTTGACTTCTTTGTTCATCGAACCTCATTCCAAGGTACTTTAAACCATCTGTATAAGTTTTCTCCCACTCTTTTCTTGATTCTTTGTCGTTTTCAACTGCACTAATTAGTTTAGATGACATAACTCCTAATATGTCATCATCTAAATATTCTACTAAATTAGCATCAAATGGTATCTCAGGACTTGCTTGTTCTGTTGGCTCGTCAAAAACTATCTCGTCATCTGTAATGCTTATTTCTAAAGCCTCTAACATTTGTTCGTCAAATGTAGGAGATGGAGTAGCTACATTAAATTCTTCAGTAGGAACATTAACAGATTTTGTTTGGTCTTTAATGTCAGGATTATCTTCTGTGCCTAATTTTCTTTCTGTAACCATATTATCTCTTGTATTTTTTTGATTTTACCTTCTTGCCTTTGTTTTTACCACCTGTTCTTGGAATTAACCCTCGTGCCTTTGCAGATGCTCTTTCACTAAATCCAAGCTTTTTGCCTGATTTTAATTTTTTTTTAAGTGTTGATAGTTTTGCGACCATGTTTTCTTCTTATAATATTTTTACCACGCTTGAATATAGCAGCAATAGCTTTTTTACCCATAACCTTTGCTCTTTGTTCTGCCACAGTTAGTATTTGTATTTTTCTAGCAAATGGTTTTCTTATATTTGTGACTTTTTTTACTGTAGCTTTTGCATCAGCTTGTGTTGCAAACTTTATAGGCACGGTATCTTTTGGGTTTTCATCTGTATATAAACGTCTACCACTACCTTTTGGTTTTTTGCCTGTGCCTTTAGCTGGGTCTTTTATTCTTCTTTTTACCATAATTAATAGTAAGATAACTTTGTTCTATCCATTTGCATGTCATTTTGATAATCACTATCTAGTTCTACTAAACCACCTTGTCTTATTCTCATCAAAGCCATTGTGGTTGAATCACAAAAGTCGTCATTTTCTCCATACGGAAAAGCAGCTAGTTCTTCAATAACTTCTTCTGCAAAAGCATCTTCTGTAGCATATACCATACCACTTTCAAACATAGGTGCAATAGAGTTCATTCTAGCAACTTTATCTTGGCCTCTACTCGGAGAGTAAGCTTGTACAGGTATACCTATTTTTCGTAATTCTTGTGTTAGTGGTGTACCACTAGCTTTTGCCTCTATTAAAACTATATCAGGCTCCCAATATTTATACTCTTCTAGTGCTATGTTTTTAAGTTGTGGAAAGTCTACTCTATGTCTGCTTGCATCTAGTAATATTATCGCTTGTTCACTACCATCTTCGGGGTCAAATATTCCCCATGTCGTTATTGCAGAGTAGTCTGCTGTTTCCTTTGCACTAAAAGCCGTATCGTAACTTTGCACTATACATTGACAGCTAGGTATAGATTCATTGTCCCAAGTCTGCCACCATTCTCTTTTAACTATAGAACCACTTTCTGCTGTGGGATTTTGCATCCATTGTGCGTTCCATTTACTAACAGGCAAGGATGCTTTGACAGATAATAGCTCTTCTTTTTTCCAAAACTCACTCCATAACGGTTCATCAGATTCAGGCATGATTGCTGGAAACTCTACAACTTCCCATTGGTCAGCGTGTGTTTCTGATTGTCTTTTAAGAAGTCTACCAGCCAAATCTTTTGTACTCCATCTAGTCATTACTAAAACGATGGTGCCGCCGGGCTGCAATCTTTGGCGTGGTCCAGATGTGTACCACTCCCAAGCTGCATCCATTGCAGTCGGCGACATAGCATCTTGTTCTGAGTGTGGGTCGTCAATAATTAGTAAGTCAGCACCACGACCTGTAATAGCACCACCAACGCCTGAGTAGAACGCTTCTCCTCCATCGTCTGTAGTCCATCTACCTGCTGATTTATTGTCTCCTGATAAGCTTATGTCAGGAAAAATTGTTTGATATTCCTCGCTATCGATTATATTTCTTACTCTTCTGCCAAACCTAACTGCTAATTCTGCTGTGTGCGTTGCTTGAATTATTTTTAGACTTGGATTTAAACCCATCATCCAAGCTGGAAAATAAGTAGATGCAAACTCTGATTTTGTATGTCTTGGTGGCAACATAACCATAAGCCTTTTACATTTACCATTTGCTATACGATTTAATTTTTTGGCTAGAATTTTATGATGCCTTCCCATGATAAAGCCGTCCCATTGATACTTTACAAATTCTAAAAAATCTTTTTTACATTTGTCTCTAGCGTTAAGATTTTTCCATTTATCAATTAATGTTAAGGCTTCTACTTGTTCGTCCTTAGATAAAGCATCAAATGATTTTATTTTGCTTAGGTCTAACATTAGGTGGAGAGCCAAGAAGTTTTAAAGGACATATTTGACTCTCCCAACATGCCGTAAGGAAGAGAGGAGATTCGAACATCCGCTACAGGCATGTCTCTTAGACTTTACCCCATTCTTGTCCTTGGAACAATAACGCTTCTGCTTTTCTTCTTTTTTTAAGGCCTTCATTAGGCACTCCATTAACTTTGTTCCATCTTTGAATTTGATAAGGCACATCATCCCACAATTTGTTGTTCAGTCTGTTCAATAAACTACTTGAAGATAGGTTTGATGGACCTAAATTAAATACCCATGACACCAAGGCATCAAACTCATTTTGTTTTAAGTCTGAAGTAACCATATCGTTGATATAACCTTCGTATTCTTCAAGCTCATGAGCGAGTAAATCTTCTGCTTCTTGTTTTGTAATTGTCATACCGTCTTGTACAGGACTACCATCAATAAGCTTTAAACTACCATACCCTATGGTTGGCTTATTTGCTGGGCATCTGTAAGAAACAACCATGCCGTCTTCCATGGGACAACCTTCAAAATGTTTTATTAAATCAATACCTTCTTTTGATATTTTCAAGCTAGTCTCCTTTTTCAGGAGAGTGAGATGCTCCAAAATAGAACGAAATAATTGCACTAGCTAATCCTCCAAGATAACCTAACACTAGATTAATTAAGGCTTCAGAGTTTTGTTCTGGTGGTTGTAGTGTTACTAAAAATATGTAGCCTAAAAAACCGCCTATTGTAAATAACCCTATAATTCTTGCAGTCCAATCTTTACTAAACATGCCTCTAGCATGTTGTTTGTCTTGTGTTTCTAGCTTAAACACATCTACATCAAGCTCTTTCATTTGAACCTCAAACTCCTGTTCTGCTTTTTTAAGCTCTAACATTTGTTCAGGTGTAGCATTTTGCATAGCTTGTTGTATAGATTTTTGGTCATTAGATACACCAAGAACTTGTGCTATTTTGCCCATAGCCATATTGCCTAACGGACCACCCATAGCTGAACCTAATGTCGGAGCCACA